CGGCGGTCCGTCCTCTTGATCAGTTCCTCCGCCGCCACCTATCAAAGATCCCTCTTGATATTTGGCTTTAACGTGCTCCAAAGCCATAATGTCATAAGAGTTTTGTTTCTCTGTTATGTTTATAACTTTATATTCTTGAGCATGACCAGAGGCAAATTCTTGATCTAAAGTATATTGTCTGTTGTTAGTTATGTCTGAGGAGAGCGGCTCGATAGACCAAACTAAATTCGCGCCAGAAGGATTTTCGTAGGATTCCTTATATGAAGAAATTGGTAAGTCATTGGGGCTGCTAGCGTTTCCGAAGTCAGATAAATCTGCAATAACAGAAGAATTGTCATAACCCGTTATGGCGTAATTAGCAAAATCCAAAGATGCTTGAACTTCCTTATCGAAGAAAATCTTCGTTACTATACCGCTACCATTTACAGAGAATTCTGAATGATAATCTCCAGTTACAGCTATCGCTTGATATCCGCTAAAATAAAGAGTTTGAATTTGGTTCTTTCTGATTTCTGGGAAATCGGCTGAAGTAAGAGCTTTATCCGTATTATCT